CAGATAGCCTCGGATATCCTCCGAGTACATCGGCACTGCCTCACGGAATAACCGGTCACAGCTTGCCGCAATCCTGTGAGCAACACCCCTTGTCGCGCGCGACCTTCGAAGGAAAGCGCACCGTGCACCCGTCCAGCGCGTTGGTTACTTCGCCAAACTCGGTTAAGGTTCTTCGGCAACTAGACCGACTACGCGATAGTTTTAAATCTGCCTATTCGGCAGTTAAGTCTCGATCTGATTGACATCGGCCACCTCGCCCTTTCTAAGCTGCCTATTCGGCAGTTAAGATCGGCACCCCATTGGCCTGCGTCGGCGTAAAGGTGACAGCGGCCCCCTGCACCCCGCTCACGCGGCCGCGCAGCCCCACCTCCACCTCATCGCCCACCTCGGGCCCCACCCCATCAATCGCCAGCGCCTCGGCCGGCACAGAAATCTCGTTCATGATAAAAAGTCCTCTCTCTTCAGTTCGTTGTTGTTATTCAGTTGGAGAGAGCGGGCCCCGACGCAGGGCCCGCCCGTAAAAAGGGGCCACTGGCCCCCGCTACCCCAAAGGAAGCCGAAGCCCCCTCAGAGCGTACTCGCCTTCCACGTCGCCTTGCTGCGCAGCGTGATACCCCAGCGGTGCTTGAGCACCTTTGCCGCCCAGTACGACTTCCAGCCCGCAGTGATGAACTGGTTGAGCGGGTCGCTCTTGTCCGGCTTGTTGTTGATGATCACCTGCGGCCGGTACGGACTCTGCGTTCCCGCCAGCTTGGGCACCCCATACGCGTCGCGCCCCAGCACATACGTCGAGTAGATGAAGCCCGTTTTGTTCGTGCCCGTCGCCGGGTCGAAGGTATCCGTATGCGTACCCTCGACCTCATCCTCCTTCTGCGGGTTGGTGTGGAAGACGATGCGCGCCCCCCATACCATCCCGATCTCGTTCTTGGCGATCCGGTCCTCCTTCTGGTACTTCGCCGGATCGAGCAAGTCGGAGTCGCGAATCAAGTCGCGCTGCACCTGCGGGCACACTACGCACACATAGCCCGCGCCCAGCTTCGGCGCGCGGTTGACCTGTAGCTGCGTTACCGCGTCGAGTATGTCCTGCGCAGTCAGCTTGCCGTCCGCGTTCGACTTCGCCTTCAGCGCGTCGAAGTCCGCCGCCCCGCCCGCGTAGCGCTTCATCAGCCCACCCGTCGGCAGGCTCAGCACCGTACGCACATGCGAGTCGGCAAACAACGCACAGTCCTCGCCCATCGACTGGATCGACTGCTTTAGCGCGTCAAACAGCGCCGTCATCGACGCCACATCCGTGATCTTCGTCGCCTCGCCATACTGGCTCAGCGTCGCCTCCGTATGCTCATACTTGATCTCGCGAAACGTGCTGATCGGCACCCCCTCTTGCAGCGTCTGCACCGCCGATGCATCCGCCACCCCGGGGGCAAACCAGCGGATCGTCTTCGAGCCCGTATTCTTGGGCAAGTCCCCCGCCTGGCCAAACTGGTCGAGCACCAGCTCCTGCACCGCATGGCCCAGCAGCTTCCTTGAGAAATGAGTCTGATATGTATTAGCTAATGATTTTGAAGTAGTTACTGGCATAGTTTTCTAAAAACCCGCATCCCCTGTTAGACGGCCACCCGCACGGCGCACCTCACGCCGCGTCATACTCCGCCGCCATCCGCGCCAGCTCCGCCTCCTGCTCGGCCAGACTCAGAGCCTCGAAAGGCCTGCTCTGCCCGCGCGAATTGGGAGCCCCGCGACTGGGGCTGGTGGCCGCCCGCAGTTTCGCGAGCTCCTCCTGTTGTGCTTGCAGCTGCTCACGCAGCTTGGGGACTGCCCCCGCATCCACCTGTAGCCGCGCGATCTGCGCGGCTATGCGGATGCCATCCGGGAAACGACTGAACCTCGCATCCGAGCGCAGCACCTGCGCCGTCGCCCTGTACAGCTCGCTCTCGCGGTCGCCCAGGTCGGCGAACTCCCTGGTCGCCTCCAGCTCCCGCAAGTGCGCATTCCACTCGGCGACAAACGCCGGACTCGCAGGCCCGCCCTGCTGCGCCTCAGCCTGCGAAGCGGCAGCCTGCGGCACCCGCTCCCCCGCCGAGGCAGCATCGCCGCCCCGCACAGAAGCATGGGCCGCCGCCTCCCGCAGCCGCGCCGCCTGCTTCCGGGCCAGCTCGGCGAGGTCGAATTTCCCCGCCCTCTCCCAGTCCGCAGCCGCCGCCTCGTAGTCCTCCACCGAGCGCGTATCCGGCGCCCCTTCGGCTTTCGCCGAAGACGGTGCACCAGCAGCCAGGCGCTTCTCGCGCTCGGCCAGCTCGGCCTGCGCCCGCGCCAGCTCCGCCTGCCGCTCCTGGAGCTTCTTCCAGTTGCGGTCGTAGCGCTCCGCATCCTTCTTCGCCCGCTCATACCGGCTCAGCGGCTTCTCGCCCGATGAATCGGCCTGCTCAGTCTTTTCGTTTCCCCTTTGTTTGGAGACATCATCCTCGCCCGCCGATTTCTCGGCCCGCTCAGACTGGTCCTCCCCCTCACTGCGCTCCGCAGCACGCGAAGCGTTGTTGTTGTTAGTTTCCCTATCATCACCGACCTCGGAAGAAGGGTCGGAGCCCCCGTGCTTTGGCTCCCCTATCTCCACGGCATCGCGGCCCTCGTCCAGAGCCTGCGCAGCCTGGCGCAGTTGCTCCTCGTCGAAGACAAGATCCCCATCTCCACCGGTCACATTATCTACACTGTTTGAGTCTGACGTGCTCATGGTACGAATATTCCTATCCCTCGTGGCTTAGTTGATTACGCAGCTCCGACGCGCCACGCAGCGCCGGCCCCGCGAAGTCTTCGACCTGTTCAGTCGCTGCGGCCTGATCAGCCGCAGAAAGTAGTATCAGTGAAGCCGCGCACTCGCGGTAGCCCACCGCGCGCCCCCGCGCATGCTCCACATTGCGCTGCGACACGTCGCACGCATTCGCCAGCAGCAGCGCCTCATTGTAGCGCAGCCTCATCAAGAGCGCCCGCCCCGTCCCCGAGCGCAGGAAGCGCAAGAGCTCCGCGCGATCCTCCGCACTCCACTCCTGCACCTCCTCCGCCGCCACCGGCGGCAACACCCAGCGCGGCTCGCGACCGCCGCGCAGGCGGATTAGCAACTCAATCAACGCATTGATCCATCTCATCACAGCACACCTCCCATCTGTTGATCCTGCATCATTTGCCCCTCAGGCATCGGCCCTGCGCCCATCGCCCCATCGGACAACTGCCCTGACGACGGGCCAGCGAGCCCGTCGCCAGAAAGAAGGGTCTGCGACCCCTCCTGCGACCCCGCGTCCGCCTGAAGCAGCGAGGCCACCGCCTCCTGTAGCCGCTGCACCCTTACCGCGTACTCGCGCGCCACCTTCGCATCGCGCCCCTGCATCTGTGCCAAGTGCGCCCCCGCATGCTCCACGATCCGCTGCCAGCCCACGGGGCTGAGCTCCTCGCCCGTTTGCAGCACCATCTCCACCCGCCCCAGCAGCATGTCGATATGGATCGCATCATCATCGGCAGGCTTCACCCGCGCGGGGAAGCCCTTCTCCAGCGCGCACAACTCTATCGCCTGATCCTCCTGCTGGTCGGCCGCCTGCGACTGCGGGTCTACATACAGCTCGCGCACCAGCCGCGCATCATCCTCTTGCAACACGGATTTCGCCAGCGCCCCCTGGTCGATAAACGCATGCCCGTTAAACATCTGGAACCGCGCCACCGCCCGCTGCATCCGCGCAGGCTTGTTCCACGAGTCCGGCGAGCCATCCGGCTCGATCAAGTACTCATCATGCAGCGCCTCCCCCGGCGCAGACTGTAGCGCCTCGGCGAAGTAGTACTGCAAGTCGCCCGCCGCATACTGGCGGAAAATCGCCCACGCATACCGGTACAGCTGCGTCAGCCGCTCGCGAAAGATCCGCGCGCGCAAGTCCGTGCTCATCCCCATCAAGTTGCCGACAGCGTTGATCTCCGTCGCCGTGCGCGAGTCGCGCCCACTATTCGCCCGCGTCATCCCGAAGTCCGGCATGCTCGTCAACTGCTCGGCCGCCGCCCGCGTATTCTGCATCTCCATGTCAAACGAGATCGCCGGGCTGGGCATCTCCACCGCGCGCAGGTTCCTGCCCACCACCGCCCCAGGCACCAGCTTCACATTCTGCAGATTCACCGTCTCCCCCTCGTGCGTAAACAACGGCCGGTTCAGGTACGCCATCGCATCCGCCTTCTCATTCCACGTGCGGCAGATATAGCTCTCAAACATCGCCACCCGCTCGGGGATCCCCCGCGACGCATAAAACCCCTTGTCCTTCACCTCCATGGGAAACTCCACCGCAGGCAGGAACGCGCGGCCCCCCAGCTCATACGGGCACGCATAGTCCGGCTTCACCGGCTCCTGCGGCCGCAGCGGCGAGTACGTGTGCACCCGCCACTCCTCGCGGCCCGTCGCCTCATCACGCCCGCGCACCCACGACTCCCAGATCACGATCTGCTCCTCACTGTCCCCACGCGTCAGCCCCTCGCGCGAGTACTTCTCCTGCACCTTCACCGCCTCATCCACCTGCCTGCCCGTTATCGCGCGGATAAACTCCTCATCCTGCCGGAAGTCGCCCCGCCGCTCATAGCTCGCCCGCGTAAAGTGCAGCACAAAGGTCACCCTGTCCGCCTCCGCCAGCTCGCGCGTGCCCACCGGCACGACGCAGAACACCGGGTCGATCGCATCAAACTCCAGCCTCCCG